CGATGGGCACGCACGACGACCAGGTTGACGCGTTCGCTGATGCGTTGAACGAGTTGGCGCTGGGCGCCGGCTATGACTGGGACGCTTTTTTGTAGTTGACGACACGGCGCAAGTGTGCGCATGATCGCGCCCGATCAAAATGGAGGATCAGATGAAAAATGATGGAGGAAGGGCGTTTCCGGTCCCGGAGAACATGGGGGCGTACGGCGCGTCTCAAATTAATGAGCAGGGCATGTCCCTGCGAGACTGGTTCGCTGGACAGGCTTTAGCCCATACGCCGCGCGACGGGCAACCGTCCGAGCGGGCTGCTTGGGCATACGCCCTCGCCGATGCCATGCTCGCAGAAAGGACAAAGCAATGACTGACGATCTTGTAAAGAGGCTGCGCGCGTTCTCCGAGAAGAACGTTCCTCCGTTGGCCAAGGCGGCGATGATGGAAGCCGCCGACCGCCTTTCTCAGGGCGAGCCGGTAGCGTGGCAGTACCGCTGTCATCATGATGATCCAAATACGGAAATCTGGTGGAATTGGTGCGAAACGACTAAGGCACACCACGACGACATTCTGCGCTGGAAGAGCCCAACTACCATTCAGGCGCGGGCTCTCTACGCCGCCCCTCAGCCTCCCACCGTGGCGGATGCGATGGTGGAGCGGTTCGTGCTGGCCTACGAGGACGCCTGCGACCATCGATATGATACGGCTGCGATCCGTTTTGCTCTCGAAGCCGCCCTCCAGCCGGAGCAGTCGAAATGAACCTCATAACTCAGGAAATTGAAGTTCTAGAGATGCTCGCCGGAACGCGAGAGCCGGTGTGGGGCTCGTGGGTTTCGGCCTGCCTTGAGCGCTTGGTGGAAGAGGGCCTTTGCACTCGCGGACCGAATTACCAGATCACCGCTGCCGGGCTAAAGCTTCTCGAAAGGAAACCGAAATGAGAGACACACATGAGATCGTGAAGTGGGCGCGCAAGGCTGCGGACGAAATGCGAGCCGATGGCCAGAACGGCTGGCCGGTGACCTGTGACGCAGCCGCCGACACCATCGAGCGGCTGGAGCGGGAGCGGGATGAGGCGATAGTCCGTGCCGCCGAACAGGAAGATCGCGCCGAAACCGCCGAGCGCCAGCTTGCCGATGCGCTGGAAGCGTTGACCCCCAGCGCAGAGACCAAGGCCGCGTATATCGGCGAGTTCACCATCGCAGTAGAGCGCATCGTGAATGAGGATCTGGAACCAGAGGACGAGAGCGATGCTGCGCCCGACCCCTACGAGCACATCATGGTGCCTTGGACCACGATCAAGGAGATCATGGCCGCAATTCGAGCCCGCGCCATGCTCGGCGCCGCTCCCCCACATCCTGCCGCCATCTCTCAGGCGAAGGAGGGCGAGGAATGAGATTCGACGTATCGCACAAGGTGAGCGACGACGGCCTTTCGAGAGAACTGTGGGTATTCGACGGCAGGCCTGACGGACTGGTCCTGATGGCGGTGCACGAGCAGACCCGACAATCCCGCAGGCACAAATTCAAAGGCCCGTTTTGGGACGTGATGGATGAGCGCTCCTACCATTCGGCGCTCGTCAGGCCGACGACGATTCCACAAAGCGTGATGGATGAGGCAAGGCTCAAATGGACCGAGATCATCGGCCAGATCCCTATCTATATCGGCTGGACGCAGGAAGGGAACCGCGTGCATGGCTGATCGTCCCATCCCATTCAGCGGCCCGATGGTCCGCGCCCTGCTCGCCGGCACCAAGACGCAGACGAGGCGGTATCTTGACGCCGACAGCGACGAGCCGGTCGCTGTTGTCATGAATGGCGTCGTCACCGCATTCGACGAGCGCGAGCGGCCCTATCGCTGGCAGCGCACGCACGCCGTGGGCGACCGGCTCTGGGTGCGCGAGCACTGGCGTACAGTGCTCGGATGTGACGACCTCGCGCCGCGCGATCTCATCCCGCACCTTATGCCGATCCACTACGAAGCGGACGGCGGTGCAATGCCGTGGCCAACAGGTATCCCCGGGCGCTTCCGGCAGAGCATGCACATGCCCCGCTGGGCTTCCCGCATCACACTCACCGTCACCGATGTGCGGGTGCAGCGCTTGCAGGAGATCAGCGAGGAGGATGCAAGGGCCGAGGGTGTCGACTTCAACGTCAACGGCGGCCCTAACAACCGCGCCGCCTACTGCCGGCTCTGGAATACCCTTCACGGCCCAGGCTCGTGGGACGCCAATCCGTTTGTCACCGCCTACACCTTCACCGTCGCGATGCGCAACATCGATCAGGAGATCTCCGCATGACCCAATCCACAGCAAACCTGGTGGACTCAAAACGTATCGTCTTGCTGTGTCCTAGTGGGTAGCCCATATCTAGACCATCACCACGGCAGGCAAGACCTGTCGGTAGGAGGTGGACCGGGCAACCAGTCCATCTCCTTTTTATTTGGGCGCGCCATATGAGCCGCGCCGCCTTCTATTTCGACGGCTTCAACCTCTATCACGCCATTGTCGCGTGCCAGAATCTTGACGATTTTCGCTCGGTTCAGACTTCGGTGCAGCGCATTCGCGAGGTTCGCTCATGACCACCTCAATGCGTGAGAGGGATCGCGAGGGCGATATTCAACCTCTTGCCCACCTAACCGACCCGTGCCATAACCGTTTTGCCGGGCTGGGTTCCTCCCCCTTCGAGCCCGGCGAACCTGGCCCGCGCCATTCCCCCGGCGCGGGCCTTTTTTATTCGGTCAACCCGTGATATTTACGGATCATGGCCACGACCAGAAAACCGCGCACCGCCAAGCCACCCGCCGCCGTGAATGACGGGTTCACCAACTTCGTGTCCCGCGTCGGCACGGGTTCGGACAAAGCTTATCACAATACCTACGCGATGGATTATCGCGCGGCCCGGACCGAAATCGACGCGGCGTATCGAACGAGCTGGTTTCGCAAGATCGTGGACATCATCCCGTTCGATGAGGTCCGCGAATGGCGCACATGGGCAGGCGCCGATGATACGCAGACCACGCTGATCGACACCGAGGAAAAGCGCCTAGGATTGCGGCACAAAATCAAGGATGCGCGGACACTGGCGCGCAAGGACGGCGGAGCCGCGATCCTCATTGCCACGCGCGGGACCGGCAATCTGATGCGCCCCCTCGATCCCGAAACGGTTGGCAAGGATGGGTTGCAATATCTGGCCGTCATGCCTCGGGATCGCATTCATCCGCGCGAGGAAATCCGCGACCCGGAAAGCCCGTGGTACGGCGAGCCGAGCTACTACGAGATTGCCAAGCAGGATCGGACGCAGGTCAAGATCCATCCCAGCCGCGTAATTCGCTTCGTCGGCAATCCGATCATGTCGGCCAACGAGTGGACTGGCTGGGGCGATAGCGTCTGGATCGAGATGCGCGATGCCGTGCGCAATGTCGATTCCGTGGCGGCCAACACGGCGGCAATGTTGGCCGAGGCCAAGATCGACGTCATCAAGCTCAAGAACCTGGCTGCGAATTTGAGTACCGCCGAAGGCGAGAGCCGCCTCGTGACGCGGTTTGCGGCAGTCAACACGCTCAAGTCTATCGTCAATGCACTAATTCTCGATGCAGATGACGAGCACGACACCAAGACGCTCAATTTCGCGGGGCTCAAGGATATCAACGATATCATGTTGCTGATGATGAGCGGCATGGCCGATATTCCGCAGACGCGGCTTTTCGGTCGCTCGCCACAGGGCATGAGCGCCACCGGCGAGAGCGACTTGCGGAATTACTATGATCGCATCCGCGCCGGACAAACCGTCGAATTATCGCCGCTTCTCGCCCAGCTCGATGAAATGCTGATCCGCTCCGCGCTCGGTTCGCGCCCGCCTGAGATTTACTACGAATGGGCGCCGCTCTACACGCTGAGCGAGAAGGAGCAGGCCGACATCGAAAACACGTTCGCCGATGCGGCGGTCAAGCTCGCCAATACGGGACTTCTCGCCGATGACGCGCTGAGCCAGATCGTCCAGAACAGGATTACAGAGTCCGGCAACTGGCCCGGCGCCGAAAAGGCATTCAACGAGGCCAAGCTCGACCCCGATTTTGAGGGTGATCCGACGCCGGAGGAAATCGCCGCCGAGGAAGCGCGGCAGGCGGAGATTGCGCAGGATGCCCGTCCCGAGATATTCGAGGAAGTCAACGAGGATTGGTCAGCCGAAATAAGCGAGGCGTGACGTGCCCGCCGAGATAGACCTTCCCGCGCTTGTCAAGCAGTCCGGCGTCAGGCGAGACAACATCGTCCTGCGTCCCATAAATCCGACGCGGGTTCAGGCCACGTCCCTGTTTCGCATCTATTGGGCGCCCCTGTCGGTCTGGGCCGATACCGGGCGACTGCTGACCGAGTATGAGCGATCCGTCGCCCAGATTGCCACGGATAGCCCTATCGACATGGAGGCGATCATCAATGCCATCGCGCAGGCGTTCGTGATCGTTGAAATTCAGTCCCGCCGCCGCCTAGAGGAGTGGGCGTCGAACCTGACATTGTGGCATTTGCAGAAATTCGTCGCCAGCCTGAAGTACGCGACCAATGTGGAATTGGGTTCTGTTCTGGGCACCGGATCGTCAGGCCAGACGCTGGCCGAGTTTCTTGCTCGCAATACGGCGCTCATTCGTGACGTGTCGGACCAGACACGAGGCCGCATATCGGACATCGTGTTTCGCAACTTGCCATTGCGCACGCCATTGCGAGATGTGGCCAAGGAAATCTCCGAGGCAACCAGGCTCGCCAAGAAGCGCTCTTTGCGGATCGCGATGGACCAGACGCAGAAACTCGGCGCAGCGCTGGATCGGGATCGGCAACTGCAGGTCGGCATCACCAAGTTCGTGTGGAAGCATTCGGGCAAGGAACATTACCGTCCGCACCACTTGGCGCGCGATGGAAAGACATTCGACTGGAATGGCGAAGTGGCAAGAACGGACCCTCCTGGGTTCGCGCCATTTTGTGGTTGCAAGGCGATGGGATCGATCAAATGACCGTCAAAGGCTGGAAAAAGCATAGCTCGCGCATCAAGGCGATGGCGAACGTATCCGCGCGCGAGATCGCTCAGAAGCTCTACCTCGCCGGTCAGGAGATCGAGCTTGAGGCCGAACACTCGATCACGGCGGGATCAATTTCGGGTGCGGGCCATATTCCGTCGCTGCCCGGCGAGCCGCCAAATCGAGATACGGGCCTGCTTGATGGCTCGATCGATACCGAGATTGTCGCGCAAAATCCGCCCACGGCAGTCGTGGCGAGCCGGGCACCATATGCCGCGCATCTTGAGTTCGGCACGTCCAAGATGGCAGCGCGCCCATATATGCGGCCGGCGACTGAGAAGAAGCGCAAGCGGGTCGCGCAGCTTGTTGGAGAGGCTGTATCGATCGCGATAAAAAGAGGTTGACACCGTTCTCGCCGTGCGTATTATCGGTGGCGTCAAGCGCAGGCGGACATGCAAACCGCCCTCCAAGCTGGCCCGGCAGTGCGCATTCCGGGAAAAATCAAGGGAGGCTCCTTTCGAGCCGAAGCGGACAGTAGGCGAAATCATAGCGATCCATGAAGCGCCAGCCTCCCTCCCTTAGCGGGGTTCACGATGGCGAATGGATCGCGAGCCGCATAAATTCCCGAGAGATCGGGTAAGAGTTGGGGTGTCGAGATTAGGCGGTGAAGTGAAGGCCATAGTGCCGACTTCCGCCCTGAAGCCAGGGCATACGTTATCCCCAATTATATACGTGACAAAGACGAACATTCGCTTCACGAAGGAACAGATGCTGCCGTTGCCCCAAAGGAATACCCTGTTTTGACAGACGTGAGCCACATTGCTGAACTGATGCAATCATCACTTCGCGCGTCCGCAGTTGGCAGCGAGGTGGCAATCAACACGCATTGCCTGTTCCCGTCCAATGGGGTGGTGACGGTCTACGTGATGACAGGGTCCGAGTCCTGCACAGTTTCCGACAGGGGCGCGACCGCCCGAGTCGTTGAGGCTCATGGCGTTGCGCTCGAGAACGTCAACAAGTGGCTCACGGCTGTCGCCAAGCGTTCGGGGCTAGTGGTGTCGTCTTCGAACGAGTTGAGATCGCCGCAGGTGCCTTTGAGCGCATTGCCGGCAGCGGTAATGCAGGTCGCAAACGCTGCCGCGCGCGCGGCGCGCGAAGCGGTTGAGAGTTACTCGTTCTCCCGTGCCCGTGATCTTGCGGGAGAGATCGAGGACAAGTTGGCGACGTTATCCGCACCTCATTCAACCCGCCGGCGCTGAATAGCGACGGCATTTGAGACGACCAAGCGATGAAGCGTACGGTCGGGATCGGCAACCGGAAACCTGATGTTGGTAGAACAAAGGTTGGCCGATCCCATTATTACACGGGGACGAGAATGAAAATCACCGCTCACAAGCTCAATGGCGAGAAGTCGGAATACGAGTTGCCGCTCTATCGCGATGTGGAAAAGCACATCGAACGGACGCATGGATCGCAGTTCGATCCGATTGATCGCTGCGTGTATGAAGGCGGCATTCCGGTTGTTTGGGAAAAATCCAAGGCCCAGTAATAAGCCCCGATTTATTTCACGCCCGTCCGGTTCATTCCGGGCGGGTTTTTCGTGCATTTGACACTTAACCCTTTCGGGGTTAATTCTCGCCATATGGCGACGATCATCACTGACAAGCTGACATTCGACGCGCCGCGCCGCACCAAGGAAGGCTACATGGCCGTCCGAGCCCGTGCGGCCCGGTCTGGCGTCTACGATTACCTTGGCGCCGAGGTTGATCCGACCGGCACCAAATTCCGCGCCAATGATACGATCAAGGTCTATCGCCCCGAGGACGAGGTTTTCGACAAACGGTCGATCCAGTCGTTCATCATGCGCCCGATCACCAACGATCATCCGACCGAGGCTGTCACCGCCGGCAATTGGCGCGACCTCGCCAAGGGTGTTGTGGCCGGCGCGGTTCGGGATGGCGAGTATCTCGCGTTTGACCTGGTTTTCATGGACGGCGAGACTGTCCGGGACATCGAGACCGGCAAGCGCGAGCTATCCAATGGCTATTCGGTCGATTTGTCATTCGAGGATGGCATCGCGCCGGACGGAACGGCCTATCAGGCTGTGCAGCGAAACATCGTCGGAAACCACGTCGCGCTGGTGGATGCGGGCCGGGCAGGCCCCTCTTGCGCGATACCGGCCTGCGATGCTATTAACCCGGATACAGTTAACCGGATCATGGTTGAACTAGGAGACAAAACAGTGACCACAAAGCCCGTCACGATCACCATCGATGGAAAGAGCCATGTGGTCGATCTGTCCGACGCCGCCGCAATTCTTGTCGGCAATCTTCAGACCGCGCTTGATGCGGCTGCGACCTCGCTCGCCACGGCCAACACCAAGATTGGTGAACTGACCGCGACGATCTCTACCAAGGATGGCGAGATTGCCGCCCTGACCAAGCGTGCCACCGACGCCGAGGCCGTTGACCTCGACAAGGTTGCCGCTGATCGCGCCGCGCTGATCGATGCTGCCAAGAAGATTTTCCCGGCGCTCGACGCCAAGGGCAAGTCCGCCAGCGACATCCGCAAGCTGACCGTCGAGCACAAGCTCGGTGATGCGGCCAAGAACATGGACGACAACGCCGTCTCTGGAGCGTTCGCGGCCCTGTCCGCCTCGATCAAGGTCGATACGGCCAATCCGCTGACTGACGCCATCGTCTCGGCGGACAATACCTCGGTCAACGACAAATCGCGCCAGTCCTATCTCGACCGGCTCACCCGCAAGACTGCCGCGTAAGGAGAAACCGACATGGCACTCATTCCCGCCCCTCTTGAGCGTCCGCTGGCCGGCTATCCCGGCATGTGGCAGAATATGGAAGAGGCTAACTCTTTCACGGCCTATGCCGGTTCCGCCATCGCGTTCGGTCAGGCCCTCCAGAAGGGGTCCGACGACAACACGGTTGTTCCTCTGACCTCGACCAACAAGTTCGTCGGCATCGCGCTGGCAACCATGAACGCGACCGGCACTCCGGTTGGCGGCGATGAACGCTATCAGTCCGGCGACCTTTTCGCCGTGGCTGACATGGGCGTGCTGTTTGTTCGGGTTGGCGCGGGCGTCACCAAGGGCCAGCAGGCTTGGTATCTGCCATCGGATGGCAAGTTCTACGGCTCCACCGGCACCGATCGCATGGCGCTTCCCGGCGTCGAATTCGATCAGTCTGGTTCGACCGACGATGCCGTCCCCGTCCGCATTCGCATTCGGCCCGGCGAAGCGGCCATCACTGCTGCGTCCTAACAGGAGAAACAACAAATGCCCCAGATGGTCACAGACGCACAGGGTCTCGCCTTCCTCCGCCAGCAGAGCATCGTTCTGTCGGCGCGAGCGTTCGAGCAGCAGTACGATATCACTGACTATGCCTCGCTGGTTCCGGTCAACACCGACTATCCCGAATGGGCGAGCGGCGTGGACTTCCAGATCGGCGACATGTACGGCGCCGCGCAGTGGCAGTCCGGCTGGGCCAAGGACGTTCCTGTTGCGGACGTTCGACTGCTCAGCGTGACGAGCGCGTTTGCCATGTATGCAGTCGGTTATCGCTACAATGTCGAGGAAATCGGCAAGGCGATGTTTGCCGGCTATCCGCTCACGGCTCGCAAGGCTGCTGCGGCTCGACAGGCGGCCGATATCTTCGCTGCCGATGTTGCCATGATCGGTGGCGGGCATCCGGGCTGGACTGGCCTGATCAACCTTGCTGGCGTGACGCCCTCGGTTGCGCCGAACAATGGCACTGGCAGTGCGCGCAATTGGGTTGACGCCAGTGGCGTCCTGCTCAAGACGCCTGAGCAGATCATTGCCGAACTGAACCTGATCCTCATGGGTCCGGTCAGCACGACTTCGACGCTCACCACGCAGATCAGCGACACTCTGTTGCTGCCTCCGCTGGTGTATCGCGCCCTCGTCGGCAACCCGTATGGCGTGACCTCGCCCAACATGTCGATTATGCAGTACTTCGCGGTCAACAACGAGTACACCAACCGCACCGGCAATCGGCTGACCATCCGCGAGCTTTCGGCTCTCGCTGATGCCGCGACGGCTACGAGCCCGGCGAACGTTGCCGGCCAGGGTCGCGCCATTGGTTACCGGAACAATCTGGACAGCATCGAGCTGCCGATGCCGATGCCGTTCAACTTCCTGCCTGACATCCATCAGTACGGCCCGCTGCAGTGGGAGGTTCCCGGTATCGGTCGCGTCGGTCAGCTTGTCCAGCTTCGCGACGGCTCGGTGCGTTACCACGATGGCGTTTCGCCGGCGCCGTAATCGGTGTCGATACAAATTCGATCCTCATGGGGCGGGCCACAAGCCCGCCCTTTTTAACAAGGAGCCAAACATGACCGCAATTTCTGGCAAGGTTCGCGTGAACCGTCCTTACTTTTTCACCGATACGGACGGTGGTCGCGCCGAGTTTCCGGCATTCGGCTATGGGGCGGCCGAGCTTGCCGGCAACTAGCTCCGCGAGTTCCAGATGTATGTCGATGCGCGCCAGATAGAGGCGCTCGTCGCCGAGGCCCCGTCGAACGATGAGCCGCCGTCCATCACGGGAACGGCCCAGGTCGGCGAGACCCTCACCGGCGATCCGGGGGAGTGGTCCGGCAGCGCGCCCATAACGCTCACCTATGAGTGGCTGCTGGACGACGTGTCCATCGAGGGCGCGACCGGCCTGACGTATCTGGTCGATGTCGAGGATATCGGAGGCGTAGTCACGTTCGCCGTGACTGCGACGAACGGTCTGGGTTCGATCACCGAGACCAGCGACCCCACTGCCGAGGTCATCGCGGCGGTCGCGCCGACGAACGACACTCCGGCGGTCATTGCCGGCGATGCCGAGGTCGGGGCTACGTTGACCATCGAGGATGCGGGCATATGGGATGGAGGCCCCGCGCCGGTCCTGTCATGGGAGTGGCAGATATCCGATGACGGCGACAGCGGATGGGCCGCGATCCCGGGCGAGACTGGCGAGAGTTACCTCGTTGATGCCGATGATGAGGGCAAATTTATTCGCGTCCTGGAAACGGCCGAGAACATCGCGGGGTCCGACGATGAACCGAGCAACGTGATCGGGCCGATTACAACCGCGTAGTGCCGAAATAGGCGCCGCGCGGCGGACGCGGCTTCGGCAGGGCCGGGATATAGGCGATTGCCCTGTGTTCCTGGCAGTAGGTGTGTTCGCCGCAATCGGCACCGCAATATCCGCCGACAACCGGAAACCGGCAGCGGATGCCGGGCCGATTGGGCAGGTCAAGGATGGATATCGGCTCCACTCCGGGAAGCGGCTCGCGGTCAGGAATGGCCTGAAACGGGCCGCGAGGTTGTGGGGCGGCTTTCGGCTTTGGGGGTCTAGCCAGTTTCGGTTTCGGCTTGGGCTCAATCTTGGCGCGTCGTGGTTTCATTGCTGCCGGCCTCGTGATCCCGTATCTGTGGACGGTCCCTATAACCGCGTTTCTGGTGCATCCTGAGAACATGCGCGATATTTGCGTAGCCGAGCGCCCTTCCGCCCATAGCGAAGTCACAAATTCGACGCGCTGTTCGGTGGTTAGAGTTTTCCAGTCAAGCATTATCCAGCGCGTCCGCGAGTTCGAGGAACGTTGCA